GTCGACTCGAGAGAGTCGCACACGACTCCCAGGCGGGGGTTACCCGCAATCCCGGTAAACCGGGATCCCAATTACATGACACCACCCTACGTTATGTACTAGTAGGGTGTGTGCCATCCGAGTTTGATGCCACGCACTCGTGGGCGCCCTGAACGTTCTAGGTGCTCATCTCCAGCTCCTGGCAAGATGCTGGTCAGATCACGGCGAAGCCTCCCGGCTTCGTGAGGATCCAACTCCTGTGAAGGAGAAGGTCTTCCGTGTTCTGCGAGGACAAGGCACTTGAGCAAGGCCTCCATACCATCCAATCGTGAGATTGGAAGGTCTGACTTCCCAACGTAACCCTTGACAAGGGGGCGATGAAGGGAAGAACAGTTCCTGTCGGTTTGGTAACCGAGGAAACTGTGACGGCCGAGCACAGGAGACGACTGGAGTACAACCGGGAACGGAATAATCCGCCGCAACCGGTCATCCAGGTATCTTGCGGTCTTCCACAATCCAGCAAAGTAAAGCTGGTTGCGGAAACTGACCGAAGACACAATCTCCCGAACGTTCCGCCTGTCGGAAGGGATGTCACTACGCATGCGAACGACACTAACGTCTTCGCCATCGTAGTACTCCTTTCCACAAGACTCTCTGAACTTGCCAGTCCAGAAAGACTTGTTCGTGTTGACTCGAAACCCAAAAGCTTCGAGTTCCGCGACGACAAGCGAGACACAGTCTGTGGGGACAATAATATCATCCCCATAGACACGCACCTGTCCGACGAAGGACTTAATGTCCCTTCGGCGGAGTGGGCGGCTGAGCCCTCGTTCCAATGCGACGAAGATGACGGTTGCGAAAACCATCGCTTCGAGCGGGAACGTGAGGGCTGAACCCATAGACGCGAACTTGGCCAGGCGTATTACGCCATGGCCAGGCACATCAGCCTTCCGTGACCTGCAGGAATCAACCGCCCTGTTAAGGTGTGGGTGATTTCGAAGCAGGCCTCGTACATGCTGGTTTGAGACTCGGTCGGAGGCCTCAGAGAGGTCAATGGTCGCAAGGGTTCCATCCCTGGAACCCTTCTGAGCAAGACGCTGATTAAGCATCTGCTCTGACCATCCGATAAGG